GCTGTACCAATTGTGGAACGACCACACGCTGACCCGCGTGCGGATCTCGGAGATGCTTCGCATCAGCCCGACGCATCTCACGCGGCTCGTGGCGCGGCACAAGTTGCCGCCACGGCCGCGCGATAAGAACCAGCACATGCACGACCCGACGCCCGACGAGATTGCAGAGCGTGCTAGGCAGTGCCGGGAGCGGCACTATGCACAGAGGCGGGCCGAGCCTGACTGCTCGACCACTTCGAAGGTATCGAAGTGGCGGGCCGGGATTTGCCAGCCTGGCGGAGGTCGGCACGCTTGATCGCACTGACTTTTACCGTGTCAGGCGATCCCGTGCCGCAGCCACGGCCGCGCGTCTCAACACGTGGCGGTTTTGCACGAGCCTATGTGCCAGCAAAACACCCAGTTCATGCGTATCGTCAGAAGATCGCAATAGAAGCAATCAGAGCGGGATTAAAACCACAGCATGAGCCCGTGGAAGTATTTATCGAAGCGACGTTTAAACGCCCGAAATCGCATCTGACGAAAAAGGGCGTGAAAGCAACAGCACCGAAATTGCCACGACCAGACGTAGACAACATTGCAAAGGCCGTGCTCGATTCGTTGCAAGATGTCATGGGCGACGACACAAACGTCAGGCGATTGACTGTGGAGAAATCATTTGGAAACGACGCGCTAACAATCGTAAGCGTGAAGTGCGAAACGCCTAGAAAACAAGGGCGAAACGCACGTTGAGAGCGAATGAGACTAGAAAAATAGGCACAAACGCAAACGCAGCACCAACGCACGCAACGAAGCGCACGAAACGCCTGTTTTTATGGGCTTTTATGCACTACACAACGCAAAAAGCCTAGAAAACTAGGCAAATATGAACGCAACGAAAAACATGCGTATTTCCCGAGAAAAACGCACAAAAATACCCAAAACATGCGAAAAACACGGGAAAAACAGCGTTTTTTTGAGGTGTTGCAAAATGCTACCCCCCAATGGGTGGGGGGGGGGTAGGTTCTTCCCCGTCTACCTACCGGAAGCCTCACCGGCGAGCCACCTTGTTTTCACACTGTTTTTGACCACTGGCGGCCGGCTGGCGGTTGAGTTTCCCTAGAAAAAAAGCCTTTTCCGCTTGCGGCGTTACGAATCACGGGCTTTTTCCGCATGGCACGCACTTCCGACCGGACGCTCCGCGAAAACCAGGCTCGTGACCGCTACGACCGCCAGAAGGCGGACGCCGGCAAGCGTTCGAGGTCGATCACCACGACGGCCCGCGACATCGGCGAGTTACCCGGCGTTGTCGACCCGAAACGCCGCGACGCCTGCTTGAGAAACTTCCGGCAATTCTGCGAGACGTACGGGCAGGAATCGTTTCCGCTCGCATGGTCGCCCGACCACCTGACGGCGATCAGCAAGATTGAGGCGTCCGTCTTGCGTGGCGAGCTCTTCGCATTCGCCATGCCGCGCGGCTCCGGTAAGTCCACGCTCTGTATCTGGGCCTGCCTCTGGTCGGTGCTCTGCGGCCATCGGCCGTTTGTGATGCTGGTCGGTGCCGACCAGGCGATCGCCTGCCAGATGCTCGACGTGATCAAGGTGCATCTCGAGACAAACGATTTGCTGCTCGAGGACTTCCCGGCCGCGTGCTACCCAATTCGGGCTCTCGAGCGGATCAGCCAGCGAGCCAAGGGGCAGACCTACAACGGGCAGCCGACGCAACTCGAGTGGACCGCCGACCAGATCACATTGGCCTGGATCCCCGGCGCCCCGTCGGCCGGCGCCGCTGTGCGGGTGGCCGGGATCACCGGCCGCATCCGAGGAGCCCAGCACATTCGGGCGGACGGCAAGACGGTGCGGCCGTCGCTCGTCTTGATCGACGACCCGCAGACCGACGAGTCGGCCGGCTCGCCGTCGCAGTGCGCCACACGCGAGCGAATCCTCTCCGGTGCAATCCTGGGCCTCGCCGGGCCGGGCGCGAAGATCAGCGGCCTCGCCACGATCACCGTCATCCGCCCCGACGACCTGGCCGACCGTCTGCTCGACCGGGCCAAGCATCCGGCGTGGCAGGGCGAGCGGACGCGCCTCGTCTACGACTGGCCGACGGCCGAAGATCTCTGGAGCCAATACGCCGAGCTCCGCCGCGAGGGGCAACGCAACGGCACTGGCACCGCGGCAGCCCACGAGCACTACCGGGCAAATCAAGCCGCCATGGACGCCGGGTCTCGAGTGGCGTGGCCCGAGCGAAAGAACGAAGACGAGCTCTCCGCGATCCAGCACGCATGGAACCTCCGCATCGACCGCGGCGAGTCGGCGTTTCTCGCGGAGTATCAAAACCAACCGATCGCCGACGACATCGCCAGCGACAAACTCGACAAGCGCAGCCTCGCCCTACGGGCCACGACCTTGGAGCGTGGGAAAATCCCACTTGACCACCAGACGCTCACGGCGTTCGTGGACGTTCAGGAAAAACTCCTCTTCTGGCTGGTGGCTTCGTGGAACCAGAGTTTCGGCGGGCACGTTGTGGCCTACGGGTGCTACCCCGACCAGGCGTCCACGTTCTTTGAGGCAAAGCACGCCAAGCGGACGCTCGCCCAGGCAGCCAAGGGTGCCGGGTTCGAGGCGGCGTTGAATGCTGGCTTAGAGCAGGTGGCGAAACTTCTCCTCGGCCGCGACTGGACGCGGGAGGACGGGGCCGCCATGCGGATCTCCCAACTCCTGATCGACGCCAACTGGGGGCAGAGCACCGGGACGGTGCGGACGTTTTGTCGCCGCACGCCGTTTGCCGGTGCCATCCTGCCGAGCCACGGCAAAGGTATCGGTGCGAGCTCGCAGCCGATCGGCGAGAAGAAAGGCAGGGGCGACCGGATCGGCCTGGCGTGGAAGGTCGGCCAGATTAGCGAGGGCCAACGGTCGGTTCTCTACGACACGAATTTCTACAAGACGTTCGTGGCGGCGCGGCTGCGACTGGCAATGGGCGACCCCGAGTCGATCGCCTTCCACGCCGGTGAGCACGACCTCCTGTTTGAGCACTTGACGGCCGAATACCCGGTCCGCACCGAGGCCCGCGGCCGTGTCGTGGACGAATGGAAAATGGCGGGTCGCGACAACCACTGGCTCGACTGCCTGGTCGGCTCGGCCGTCGCCGCGAGCATCGCCGGCGTCCATCCGATCGCCACCGAGGCTGGCGGCCGCCAGCGGCGCAAGGTCTCTATCCCCGCCGGGCCAGACGGGAAACGTGTTATCACCGTGAAGAGGCTCAAGACGTGAACCAAATCACAATCGCAACCGTGGACGGGCTTGACCCTTCGGACTGTGTCGCCATTGCGCGCCGCCTCTGCCGTCAGGGCTCGGACTTCCAGCGTGAGGTCATCGGCGTGATGAACGGGGAGGCGTCGAGTTGCGCCCCCGTCGCCCTCTGGCACGCCGACGGTGCCCTCGTGGGCTGGGCCTCCTCGCACATCTGGCAGGGCTCGCAGACGCTCGAAATGTTCACCGACGAACGCCACCGCGGCCGCGGCATAGCCTCGGCGCTATCGGCGGCCCTGGTGGCGGCCGGCGTCTTGGAGCGTGGCCGCATTCTGCAAGTGTTCTCTGAGTCGACCGAGATGATCGCGCGGCGGCTCTGCTTCGCCGAGGTGCATCGCTACCGCAGGCAGGGTAGCGACTGGGTGGCCGCATAGCCGGCGACACCCCCTACGGTCTCTAGGGGCTTTTAGCCTACCGTCGCAGCAATGAGCGACGAAGTTTCCAACAAGCTCGCCGAGGCGGCCGTCGGCCCAAAGCGCGTCCGCACCGACGCCGGCGAGGTCGAGGCACACGACCTCGTCGACATCATCGAGGCCGACAAGTACCTCGCGGCCAAGGCTGCGGCGGCCGGCACCAACAAGCACCGCGGCCTCCGGTTCAATCGCATCATCCCGCCGGGAACGATCTAGGTGGCGTTTCTCGACCTATTCCGAGGCCGGCAGACGCCCCGCCCCGCGGCGGTTCCGGTCGTGCGTGCAAAGTACGACGCCGCCGAGCGTGGCGACGACTACCGCCACTGGAGCAACGCCGACGCCTTCGCGGCCGACGCGGCCCTCTCGCCGAGCGTCCGCCGCACGCTCCGCAACCGGGCACGCTACGAGCGGGCAAACAACTCGTACCTCGCCGGGATCTCGGGCACGCTCGCCAACGACTTGATCGGCACCGGCCCCCGGCTGCAACTCGACATCGGTGACGACGAGGCCGCCCGCCAGGTGGAGCGGCTGTTCTTCGACTGGGGCTGGCTGGTCGATCTGCCGGCCAAACTCCGCACGATGCGTGAGGCGCTGGTTGTGGACGGCGAAGCCTTCGCCCTCATGATCAACAACCCGCGACTCGCGGGCGTGCAACTCGACCTCCGGCTTGTTGAAGCCGAGATGGTGGCGACGCCGACCGAGCTGATGCGGCAAACGATCACGCCCGAGGGCAACACGGTCGACGGCCTGGAGTTCGACGAGGTGGGCAACGTCATCGCCTACCAAGTGTTGAATTTTCACCCCGGCAGTAATTACCGCATCAACAACCTCCAGTTTCAGCGGGTGCCTGCGTCGCAGATGGTGCATTGGTTCAAGCCATCGCGGCCGGGCCAAAATCGCGGCGTGCCCGAGGTGGCCCCGGCGCTCAAGCTCTTCGGCCAGCTGCGCCGCTACACCGAGGCCGTGATCGCGGCGGCCGAGACGGCGGCCGACCTTGCGGCGTTCATCCACTCGAACAGCCCGGCGGCCGAGGTCGACGAGGTCGACGCCTTTGCGGCGCTTGAGATCAGCAAGCGGACGCTCACCACGCTGCCCGAGGGCTGGGACATTTCGCAACTCAAGGCGGAGCAGCCGACGACGCAATACCCGGCGTTCGTGCGTGCGATCCTCAATGAGATCGCCCGTTGCCTCCAACTGCCCTACAACGTCGCCGCCCTCGATTCGTCGTCTTACAACTACGCCTCCGGCCGCATGGATCACCAAGTTCATGCGATGAATCAGCGGGTCGAGCGCGACCAGCTAGAGCGGACAATGCTCGACCGCGTGCTCGCCGCGTGGGTCAACGAGGCGTCGCTCGCCGGCGTGCTGCCCGACGGCCTGCCGCCCTTCTCCGAGTGGAATTGGGGCTGGGTGTGGGACGGCAAGGAGCACGTCGACCCGAACAAGGAGGCAGAGGCAGCCGAGAAGCGCCTCCGCACGCACACGACCACACTCGCCGCTGAGTATTCCCGGCAGGGCAAGCGGTGGGACGTGGAGCTCCGGCAGCGCGCCGCCGAGATCGCGCTCATGAAGGAATTGAACCTCTTTATCGACCCGACGCCGGAAGTCAATTACGGCGGCGAAGGAGATCCAAACGAATGATCGACGAAGACTTTGAAGGCTTCGACGACATCACCGACCTCGTGGAGTGGCTATGAGCAACAATCTCAAACTCGCATCAAACGTGACGTTTCTACAGGCCGCCGAAGGCGAGGCCGCGGCCGGTCCGAAGAAGTTTCGGATCGTCGCCTACACCGGCGCGGCCATTCGCCAAGGCTGGAGCCGCGAGCCAGTCGTGATCGACCTCGCCGGCATGACGCTCCCGGCGACCGTGCCGATCGTCATGGGCCACGACTACGGGCTTGAGAGCATCCTCGGGCAGGGCGTGCCCACGGTTCAAGGAAACGAGCTCATCGTCGAAGGCGAGATCCTCGCCGACAGCGAGACCGCCCGCAAAGTGCTGGCCCTCGCCGCTGGTGGCTACCAGTGGCAGGCGAGCGTAGGGGCCGACGTTGGTCGGCATCTCAAGTTCGGCGAAGACCAAGCCACCACCGCAAACGGGCAGTCCCACGTTGGGCCTGTTCGCATCGTTCGTGCGTCGACCCTCCGCGAAACGTCATTCGTGACGCTCGGGGCGGATCGGAGCACGGCAGTCTCTATCGCGGCCGAAGAGGCCCAGGAGTCAACCATGGCGGAACACGCCAGCGAAACGCCCATCGAGGAGCCCGTCGTGGCTGCCGCGGTGGAAGCCCCGGCGATCGTCGCCGTGGAAGCCCCTGTCCAGGCCAGCGAGAGCGCCGAGCTCAAGGCCCAGATCGAAGCCCTCAACGAAAAGGTCAGCAAGATGGAAAAGCTCAACGCCACGCGCGACGAGCGGCCCGCCGCCCCGGCGGTACACGTCGCCACCCCTGCCCCGCTCACCTCGCAGGTGATCGAGGCGTCCTTCGCCCTCCAGGGCGGTCTGCACGGTGCCGAGCGGCACTACGACGAGAAGACGCTCGAGGCGGCCAATAAGGCCCGCCGTGAGCTCTCGCTCGGCGAGGTGATCGTCCAGGCGGCCGTGAGCAACGGCTACGACGGCCCGCGTCGCTTGAACGCCGCGACCCTGCGTCCGATCCTTGCTGCCGCGTGGGCGACTCACTCGATCGCCGGCATCCTGAGCAACACCGCCAACAAGTTCCTCCTCGCTGGCTTCGACAGCGTCGAGAGCGCCTGGCGGCAGATCTCGACGGTCCGCAGCGTGAACGACTTCAAGACCTTGACCAGCTACCGGCTCAACGGCGGGTTCAAGTTTGACAAGGTGAGCAATGGTGGCGAGCTCAAGAACGCTTCGGCCTCCGAAGAGAGCCGGACGATCTCGGCCGACACCTACGGGATCATGACCTCGGTCACCCGTACGGACCTCATCAACGACGACCTTTCGGCGTTGACGGCGGTTCCGCAGCGGATCGGCCGCGGTGGTGCCCTCAAGCTCAACGACGTGTTCTGGGCTGACTTCGTGGACGATTCGGCGTTCTTCACGAGCGGCCGAAACAACCTGTCGGCCGGCTCGCTGGCTCTCAGCCTTGCGAACCTCAAGGCGCTCGCCACGAAGTACCGCAAGCTCAAGGATCCCGACGGCAACCCCGTCGCGGTCGAGCCGCGGATTCTGCTTGTGCCGGTCGACCTGGAGCTCGCCGCCGCTGAGATCATGGGCTCGACCCTGATCCAGAGCGGTAACACGAGCGGCCAGCCGGATCGCAACGTGCTTGCCGGTCGCTACCAGGTTGTCGCCTCGACCTACCTGACCAACACGACCGACTACTACCTCCTCGCGTCGCCGGCCGATCTGCCGGTGATGGAGGTGGCGTTCTTGAACGGCGTGCAAAGCCCGATCGTGGAGACGGCCGAGGCCGACTTCAACACGCTCGGCGTGCAGATGCGTGGCTACTTCGACTTTGGCGTCGCCAAGGCCGAGTATCTCGCCGGCGTGAAGTGCGACTCCGCGACCTAGCCATAACCCCGGCGGGCTGGTGATCTTGCCAGCCCGCCGGGATTCCTAACCCACAAACACAGAAAGCAGGTGATCCCTATGGCTTCTTACGTTCAAGAAGGATACGTCATCGACCACACGCCGGCCTCGGCCGTCGCGGCTGGCGACGTGGTCGTTGTCGGTGCGCTCGTCGGCGTGGCCCCCCGTGCCATTGCCGCCAACGCGGTCGGTGCGCTCTCGGTCGAGGGCGTGTTTGAATTGCCAATCGCCACGGGTGCCACCGGCGCCCAGGGCTCGGCAATCAACTGGTACGCGGTCTCCGGCGTGGCTCACGCCTCGACGGGCGTCGCGGCCGGCAAGCTCGCCAAGGCTCGGCTCGCGGCCGACACGACGGTCCAAGTGATCCTCAACAAGTAGTCCACACCGCAACCCCCGGCAGGTGCGCCGCCTCACGGGTGGCGCGCCGCCGGGGCGTTGTGGACTTGGAGGATAAATGGCCGACCTGTTGGCGCAGGGTGCATCGTGGCTCACGGGGCAGTTGAAGGCTGCCGCCGGCTCCTCGGTCACCTACACACGCGGCAACGAGTCGGCCGAGATCGTGGCGACGATTGGTCGGTCGAATTTTGAGGCGGCAAACCAGAGCGGCGTGATCGAGCAATGGGAGTCTCGCGATTACTTGATCTCCGCAGCGGACTTGCCCTTCGGCCTGCCCGAGCGTGGAGACGAGATCATCGAGGCACAAAACGGCGACCTTGTGACGTATGAGGTGACGAGCCCCCGTGGCGTCCCCGAATGGCACTACGGCGATGCGTTTCGGTCGATTGTCCGCGTCCACACAATCGCGACCGACAATGGCGCGACGTTCTTGGTATCGGAAAACAACGAACAACTCACAACCGAGGCCGGCGAGTTGCTGGTGATCTAAATGGCTGCCAAAAAGATTTCCCAACTCGCGCTCGCAACCGGCGTCACGGGTGCCGACATTTTGCCGATCGTCCAGGGCGGCGTGACGAAACGCGCCCTCGTGTCGAGCCTCGGAGGGATCGGTGCCACTGGACCGACGGGCGCTGCGGGTGCGGCCGGCAGCGCTGGAGCGGCTGGCGTTACTGGGCCGACTGGAATCGCCGGATCTGCGGGAGCCACGGGCGCGACGGGGGCCGCTGGTGTCGCTGGTGGCGTCGGTGCCACAGGACCGACAGGTTCCGTCGGTGCAGCATCCACAGTAACCGGCCCTACTGGAGCCCAGGGTGCGGCGTCCACAGTCACCGGCCCCACTGGAGCTCAGGGCGCGGTTTCAACTGTTACCGGCCCAACGGGCAGCGTCGGCAGCACCGGACCAAGCGTCACCGGCCCTACTGGTGCCTCGTACACCAACGTAGTCACAACGCCATCGGTCCTCACGGCCAACACCACAGTTACCGGCTACAATCCAGGCTCCGGCGACATCTACCGCCTAGCGGTCACGGGCTCGACCGGCGTCGTAATTCAAAACATGGGCATCACCGGCATCGACGGCGACGCCAAGCTCCTCGTCAACGTCGGAGCCACGGCCCCGATTACCCTCAACCACGCGACCGGGCCAAATGCCAACGCTAGGTTCGCGGTGCCGTGGGCCGGGAACTATGTTCTCGACGCCAACGGCGGCGCTGCTTTGATCGTTTACGACTCGACTAGCCAAGTCTGGAGAGTCGTCTAATGCCATTCTTCGCGCTACCGAGCGGTGCCTCGCCCGTGCTCGCGGGCAACGCTGCGCCGACTGGTGGCGTAGGTAACGCTGGCGATCTGTTCATAGATCGCACAAACAAAAAACTTTACGGTCCCAAGGATGCCGTCACTGGGTGGCCGACCGGAATAGATTTGAGCAATGGTCCGACGGGGGCCGCGTCCACGGTAACAGGCCCCACAGGCGCTGTTTCTAGCGTGCCTGGACCTACGGGCAGCACTGGCAGCGCTGGCATCACTGGCAGCGTCGGCGCCACTGGCGCAACGGGCGCAACTGGCGCAGCGTCTAACGTGACGGGGCCTACAGGCAGCACGGGGCCTGCTCCGCTTGTCACTAGCGGGCCGACTGCCAGCACCGTCTACATCGGCGGCGTCCTTGTGACGGCTGCCCCAGGCCCCACGGGGCCGCAAGGCAACTCGATCACAGGCCCGACCGGCGCCGCGTCAACTGTCACGGGGCCGACTGGCAGCGTCGGCGCTACGGGCAGCACTGGCGCAGCCTCTACAGTGCCCGGCCCTACTGGCAGCGTCGGCGCAACTGGCGCGACGGGCGCAGCGTCTAGTGTGACCGGACCTGCTGGCAGCGTTGGCGCCACAGGAAGCGTCGGGCCGACGGGCGCTGGTGCCACTGGTCCGCGAGGCCAAGGCGGCATAGGGTTTGGTGTTGAGACAGTTACGTCGTCAATCATGGCGATCAGCGACGTGCCCGGTGAAGCCGGGACAAACGTAACCAATATCAACTTGTTGCGCGGCAACACTTACTACATCACGCCTATCTCAATTAGATCCGTGCGCGTGCTCTCGTCTTCAGACGTGGAGCTCACAAACGGCATCACCGTCGAGGCGGGCCTCGGCAAGACGTTGCAATACGTCGTTCCGATCGCCGCCGCTGCGTCGCAGAAATTGCGGCTATACAACTCGGGCGGCGGCACGGCGAGCACCATTACGCTCACAGTTAGCGACCTAGCGCCTACGGGGCCGACGGGCACTGCGTCCACAGTGACAGGCCCCGCCGGCGCCACGGGCAGCACAGGCGCGGCAAGCACCGTGACGGGACCAACGGGAAGCGTCGGACCTACTGGTAGCACAGGCGCAGCAAGCACGGTGACGGGGCCTACTGGCAGCGTCGGACCAACGGGCAACGCAGGCGCGGCAAGCACCGTGACGGGGCCTACCGGCCCAGCCGGCGGCCCAACTGGCAGCACTGGCCCAAGTGGCAGGGCTGGCGCTGGCATCGGACTCATAATCGCCCTCGGGTAAAAAAACATGGCAAATCCAAACATTGCAGCCGCAACAACTGTTCTTGCGAACAACGCACAACTTTCGCTCACCGCCACAACAGCCACGCAACTCATCACCAACGCGGCCTCAAGCGGGAAAGTCTTGCTTGTGGACTCAATCATCGTGGCGAATGTCGACGGTACAAACGCCTGCGACGTAACAGTCGCACGGTTCCAGAGCGCAACAAACACTGGAACGGCGTTTGCCATCGCATCGACGATTACCGTCCCGGCAAAGGCATCTGTCGTCATTATTGGGAAAGACAACGCCATAAATCTCACCGAGGCCGAATCGGTCTACGTTACGGCGAGTGCGGCAAACCGGCTGGTCGTGGACGCCAACTGGAAAGAGTTGTCGTGAGCAGGCAACCGGGGGGATACATCGGATTCAATCGCGCCCCGGCGGCGTCTGCGCTCAACTCTGACGCTGTAGGCATGTGGAAACTGCGCGAGGCTGAGGCTTACAGAAGGGCTGGAACGTGGCCCACTTCGCCCACCGCACCAGGTGCGCCGACAAGCCTTGCCACCACTGGAGGGAACGCTCAGGTAGCGCTAACGTGGACAGCCCCCGCGAGCAATGGAGGCAATGCCATCACCGATTACGCCGTTCAATTTAGCAGCGACTCTGGCGCAAACTGGACGACTTTTGCGGACGGCACATCGACGGCAACGAGTGCGACCGTTACGGGGCTGACTAACGGAACGGCGTATGTGTTTCGTGTGGCTGCGGTGAATGCCGTGGGCACCGGAAGCTACACGGCTGCTAGTGCGGCGGTGACGCCGGCTGTGTCGTCTGGCAATAGCTTGACGGCTACAGGCTGGAGCGGCGCGGGAACGTCGGCTAGCAAATTGGCACCGCCTGCCAGCCCTGCGACGTTTACCAGTTCTCCGTCTATCAGCGTTGCCACGAGCGGCACTCTGAGCGTCAGCATTGTTTCTGACGATAATTACAACGACGCCTGGGAAGTAATCATTCGGCGCAACGGCACTACTGTGTATTCAAACGACGGCAACGCCGCCAACGGCACGACGTTCACCGTCTCGGTGACATCTGGGCAAACAATCACGCTCGCGGTGAGCGGTGGCGGCGCTCGGTGGTTTGCGGGCACAAGGCTTTGGGTTTCGTGATGAGACACACCCTTGAGCTCCTCCTCTGCTCGACGATCGGAGCGTACTGCGTGTGGCGGTGCTACTCCGTACTGCCGCTGGCAATCGCAGAGGCTCACGCCCTGGTCGCGGCCATGCTGGGGCGTGTGCGGGAGTTGGACGCGATCGTCGAACCGGACGCTGACTGACCCAACATCAACCTACAAGAGCGCACTTCCCATGCCCATGTCGCCACGTTTGTTGCGCCCGCGTCAGGCTGGCGGCTTCAACCCGAAGACCGTTGGGACGCTCGCTGTCTGGCTGAACCCGTCCGACACGTCCACGCTGACGTACAACGGCAGCACGATTTCGCAGATCAACGACGCCAGCGGGAACGGCCGGCACTTCGTGCAGGCAACTGCGGCATCTCAGCCTGGAACTACTACCGTAAACGGCCGGAATGCCTTGCTGTTTGACGGCAAGTGGATGCGTCAAACGGCGCTCTCGGCCTACGCAAACCGCACAGTAATCCTCGTTGTGCGCAGGGACGCCGGCACCAATCCTACGGCGTTCGGTGCAGTTTTTGGGTATCGCTCCAGCGCGACCGCGATCAGCGGCGTTAGCAACTCAGACTTGTTCTTCGAGCTTCGCGCCGACAGCGCATCGTCTGGCACGCCTACCGGGTTTGACACAGCAAACTCAGCAACAGTTGTCGCATGGGCAAACGGAGCTTCAGCAACACTTCAAGCAGGAACAACGGTATCACAGCGGTTCGCCACCTGTCCGCTGTCTACGGCAGGAGCGGCGGCGATTATTTCAGTTAACACGACGCAGACAGGCAACGGAAATAAGATGCTGCTCTTGGGAGTGGAAGGCAACGCCTCTGCGAGAACGTATCTCATGACGCTGTGCGAGGTGCTGGTTTACTCCGATGAACTGGGCACAACGGCACGCCGTGCGGTTGAGTCATACCTATCGAAAAAGTGGAACGTGGCTGTCACATGAGATACTTTCGCTCCACGCCTGCCGTTTACGCTTCGATCTGTGCCCAGTTGGACGCGGCGTATGGCTACCCCAACGCCGAGACTAAGACCGAGCGAGCACTGCCCCTGGTGAGCGATCTGCCCGCCGACGCACAGGGCCGCGTGTATCTGGCGATCTCTGCGGCCTACTGCGATTACATCCTGCCGTCCGAGATGCTGCCGCGACTGCTTGCCAGCGGTGCGGTGGAAGAAGTCGCGGCGGCTGTCTACGAGGCGTTGCTGCCTGCCGTCTGAGTGACGCTCTTCACCTTAGAGACGGCTATACCGGATACGGTATGACGCTCTTGCACCAGTGTGGCGACTGGGATGGCATTGCGCGGCGTGACTCGCCGGGTAGAATGTTCTTCGATCTGAGTGCCAGGAATACATCGGCGGTATATCCGTGATCGCCATATTGAAGTTCTCGTTGCCTGCCGAACAGGCTGAGTATGACGCCGCCCGCCTGGGGAGCGAGGCGATGCAGGTTCTATGGCAGATCGAACAGCGGCTGCGGTCGCTGACGAAATACGGAACGCCCAGCGGCGAGACTCGCATACTGTGCGACGAACTGCGGGCGATGATCCCGAACGAACTGCTAGACATTTGACGCAACACGCCGCAGAGAGAGACAAAGGAGTTACAGATGAAGATGATTTACAGCACCCACAAGGCCGCAATCGTTCGCCGCGACAACCTCATATCTGGCCTGCGTGACTCGCAGCAATTCATGGCCGAGTCGCTGAACCGGCAGCATGACAACTTCACCGGGTGGCTCCGGTGGCAGATTGAGAAGCGTGAGACTCGCATGGACACCATCGGCCTGATTGGAAAAGCGGGAGGCGGCGACTTGGCCGCAGAGTCGGCACGGTCGGCCGGTGAGGCGGCAGCGTTTCGTGCCGTGTTGGATTACGTCAACAACGGCTGGAAGGCCGAGTGACGCTCTAGAAATCAGAGAGAGCCATGAGCATTGCAGTTGGATTGGCGTGGGCTGAAGAGGCGCGGCGGCAGGCGGCGGCAGAAATAGAACTGCTGCGGCTCACCGACGAGGAGAGAGAAGCAATTGAAAAGGCCATCAGCCGAGAACTAGATTCCGACTGGTACGGCGGGCCAGAGCCATCCAGAGTTGTGGCCCTTCGCGGTCTGCTGAAACGGCTGGCGTGACGCTACTGAGCGAACCTAGCGTCTGGCCCGGTGCGCTACTGCGGCGAGAGACGCCTCCCCCACCCCCTCTAGCCTGAGCTCGGCCACCGGCACAATTGCCGGCCATGATCGACCACCTCCAGGCCCTCGCCATCCACGCCTACTACGCCGGCGAATTTGACGCCGGCCGCCGGGCCTGCGATCGCCTGCTCTTGATGCCACTCCCGCCGGAGGTCGAGATGCAAACGCGGTCCAATCGCCTTTGGTATCAACAGCCGCTCGACGAGCTCGTCGACTGCCGCTTTGTGCGGATCGACGTTGAGCCCGCTCACGATGGCTGGAGCCTGTTTAACCCGTCCATCCTCGCCCACGGCGACGAGCTCCTCGTATGGGTGCGATCCTCAAACTACCGCATCGTCGAGGGCCGCTACGAGATGCCTCCGGCGGACGGCGGCATCATCCGCACCGAGGGCCTGCTCGCACGCTACACGGCCGACCTCACGCTCCGCGACTGCCGCGGCGTCCGCAGGCCCGACTACCCGACCACCGGCTACCCAGTCGACGGCCTTGAGGACTGCCGCCTCCGCCATACCCAAACGGGGATAGGCGTGTCGGCCACGATCCGCAACGCCGCCCCCTACGACGGCCGCTGCCGCATCGCGACGGCAACGCTTGACGTATGTCACGCAAGCCTTGACGGCCTGGTCGTGCTCGATTCGCTCTCGACTCAAGAGCACGAAAAGAACTGGATGCCGCTAGAGGGCGGCCCGCACGCCGGAGGCTGGCTCTACGCCGCTAGCCACCGCGGGCACGTCGTGACGGTCGACGGTGACCCGAGCCTCGCCGGGGCCTACCTCATGCACCAGCGCGGCCCGGCTCCGCTGATCGCGAAAGAGTTCCGGGGCGGCGGCCAAGCGATCGCCTTCCGCGACGGCTACCTGGCCGTGATCCACGAGGTGGCCGCCATCGGCGACAGGAGGGCCTACGAGCACCGGCTCCTCTGGCTCGACAATTCGTTAACTCTGCGGCGCATGTCGCAGCCGTTCGCATTCCGCGAGCCGCGGGCGATCGAGTTTGCGGCCGGGCTCGCCGCCATGGGCGACCGGATCGTCGTGAGCTTCGGCGTGCGTGACGCCGAGGCGTGGCTCGTCGAGATTGCCGCCGGCCATGTAGAGGAGATGCTAAATGCCATCCCTGTTTCGCACTAAGGTCTCCAAGGCCCTCGCCGACGCTTGGCGGCCGCACGACTGGTTTGAGCTCAACCAAGCGGTCGAAAATCACTACGTCCATAAGGCGAGCGTCTGCGCCGAAGTGCGACCCAAACGGGTGATTGAAATCGGCACGCGGTGCGGCTATTCGCTGGTCGCGTTTGCGATAGCGGCCCCCGAGGCCCGCTACCTGTGCCTCGACGGGGCGACCGACTCCGACTCGTTTGACTGCCTCGCCCACTGGGCGAGTGTGGTCGAGCGGTGGGTGATCGACGCGAGCCTCGTCGTCGTCGACACCAAGCACGTCCGCAGCCTGCCGCCGGCGGACTTCGCCCACGTTGACGGCGACCACAGTTTCGGCGGTGCCCTCCGCGATCTGCGGCTCGTCTCGCACTGCAAAACCATACTCGCCGACGATTGCTGCAATCCCGAGGTCAAACGAGCGGTCGTGCAGTTCGCGGCCGAGCGTCACCGCCGCGTCGACTGGCATCACGACGGGCTCAGGGAGAGTGCCGTCCTCACATGAAAATCGGCATCTACGCGCTCGCGAAAAACGAGATCAAGCACGCGGCCGCCTGGGCCGAATCCTGCCTCGAGGCCGACGTTCGCGTTGTGACCGACACCGGCTCAACCGATGGCACCGTCGAGGCCCTAGAGGCTGCCGGCGTGACGGTGGCCCGTGGCTACGTCTGCCCCTGGAGATGGGACGACGCCCACAACCTATCGCTCAACCACCTGCCGCCAGACCTCGACGTTGCCATCCGGCTCGACCTCGACGAGCGGATCCAGCCCGGCTGGCGGGAGGCAGTCGAGCGGGCGTGGGCGGACGGCGTCAACAACCTTCGGTATCACTACGTCTGGTCGTGGGCGCCAGACGGCTCTGAGGGGCTGACGTTTCACTGTGATCGCGTCCACGCCCGCCGGGGATTCCGCTGGGCACAGGCGACCCACGAGGGGCTAATTTGCTGGAGCGGCGACAAGGTGCAGGCTTTTGCCGAAGGGCTCCAGATCCACCACCACCGCGACGCCGGCAAGAAGCACGTCACCGACTTGACGCTCCTAGAGGTGGCGGTCCGCGAGGCTCCGCACGACGCTCGAGCCCAGTGGTATCTCGCCCGCGAGCTCGACTACGCCGGTCGGCCCGAGGCGGCCGACGCCTTCCGCCATTACCTGACGATGCCGGGTGGCACGGCCACCGAGCGGAGTTACGCCGAGCGGTCGCTCTACCGGCTCACGGGCGACGAGCAACACCTTCACAACGCCGTCAAGGAGGCCCCCGGCGAGCCCGACGGGTGGGAGCGGCTGGCGTGGGTGAACTACCAACGCCGCGAGTGGCGAAACGTGGCCGGCTTCGCACGGCAGGCGACCGTAGCCGATTGGCCGGGCACGCATTGCACCGACCCGCAGGCACCGACGAAGGCACTCGATCTGCTCGCGGTCGCCCTCTGGGAGCTCGGCAGTCGGACAGACGCCCTACATCATGCAAGGCAGGCTGCGGCAAGATGGCCGGAAGACGAGCGGCTCGCCAACAACGTGGCCGCGATGGAACGCATCCTCGCCCAAGGGGCCGCCGCGTGAGCTATCTACGAGAGATTGCCGATTCTCTGGCCGACGGACTGGCGGCCGTTTCGTGGAGCATTCAATCCACGACGGTCGAGCGCAAGAACTGGGTAGCGGTCGACATTGAGGAGCTCGCCACTCCGCGTATCTACGTCACGCCCGGCGGCGCGACGATGAGTCGGGTGAGTCGAGCCACCTCGCAGGCGGACTACTCGGTCGCAGTGTTTATCGGCCGCCACGTCCAGACCGACGCGGACGTGGATGGAATGATCGACCTAGCCGACGAGGTGCTTTTGCACATTCGGGCGCACGACTGGGGCAACGCCGAATCATGGCCGGAAGGCGTGACGAGCCCGATGGAAGTGGAGATTGAGCTCAACCCCGACGACGCGCTGAATGAACGCAACGCCTGGCGGGCTGCCGTGAACGTGACCTATCGCGTGTTTCTGGCGGACGCACTACCGGAGTAAGCCATGG